GCGGGGAACGCACTCGGGTTGTCTGTGCGCAAGGATGCCGAGGGCCGCGCGTTGATGCTGAAGATGTGCAAGCCGAACGCACAGGGGGTCTACCACGACACTGTAGAAGCCCGGCGCCGGCTCGGTGAATACTGCATCCGTGACGGCGAAGTGGAACGGGAAATCCACCGCCGGGTTCTCCCCCTGGGTCCGAGCGAACAACAACTGTGGGAACTGGACCAGCACATCAATCTGCGCGGTATCCCCTTCGATATGGCTTCTCTACGGGGAGCATTAGTAATCGCAGCCGAGGAAAAGCTGCGGCTAAACCAAGAGATGTCGCGCGTCACAGGCGGCAAGGTTACAGCGTGCTCCGCTGTTGCAGCTTTGAAAGAATGGGCTGCCGATTACGGAGTGATGCAAGACTCTCTGTCCAAGGCCGAGATCACTGAACTGTTGAGTGGAGACCCACTCCCTGAACCGGTGGAAGCTGCACTGCGACTTCGACTTGCATCGTCCAGGTTCACCAGCATCTCCAAACTCAAGGCGATCCTAGACCGAGAAATCAACGGACGCGTCAGCTACACGACTCAATACCACGCCGCTACCACAGGACGCTGGGCAGGCCGAGGAATTCAACCACACAACTTCACGCGCGACTTGCCGGATGATCCGGCTGTGGTCGAAGACATCATGGAAGCACTGCGCACATCCAACGCAGCTGCGGTACGTAAGCACGGTGAGCCTTCGACTGTTATCTCCAAGTGCCTGCGCGGATTCATCCACGCAGGGCCTGGGAAACAGTTGATGGGCGGCGACTTCTCCGCGATCGAAGGACGCGGACTTGCTTGGTTGTCCGGCGAAGAATGGGTGCTGAAAGCGTACCGCGAAATCGATGTCGACCCGAAGCTGCCCGATATGTATGTGCGCGCGTATGCCAAGACATTCGGTGTGGACCCGTCAACGGTTACGAAAACGCAGCGTCAAGTCGGCAAGGTGGAAGAACTCGCTTTCGGGTACCAAGGTGGCGTTGGTGCGTTCTCCAAGATGTCAGCGGCTGGCAAGATTCTCGTGGTGCCGAAGCGCACAGAAGCCGCGTTGGAGAAAGCAGAACGTCTCGGCTTCCAGCTGTTCACGGAATCGGAAGTGGACAAAATCAAAACTGACTGGCGCAACGCGCGGGTCATGACCAAGTCCTACTGGTGGGAACTGGAGAGCGCAGCGATTCGCGCGGTGGAACATCCCGGGCAAATGTTCGAAGCCGGCTGGAAGGGGCGCCAAGTCATGTTTCGCAAGAAAGGCTCCTTCCTGTGGTGCAAATTGCCGTCGAACCGTGTGCTATGCTATCCGTATCCAGAGGTTCATCATCTACCGTCAGGACGACAAGTTCTGACGTTCAAAGGTGTCCCCGACGCCGTCGTGTGGGCCACCTACACCGGCCAGAAAGAACGTGGTGAAACCAACACTACGTACATCGTCGACGATCCCAAGAACACCAAGCAGTGGTGCCGCATTTCCACTTACGGCGGCAAACTCTCCGAAAACATTACCCAAGCGATCTGCCGCGATCTTCTCGCCGACGCCATTCGTCGTGTAGAGAGCGCCGGCTTCAAAGTAGTAGCGCACGTCCACGATGAAATCATCGTCGAAGGCGAGAACTTCGACGAGGAAGATCGCATGGCGTTCGAAATCCTCATGTGCGAAGTGCCCGACTGGGCGAAAGACTTTCCTATCTCTGCGGGGTGCTGGATGGCTCCGCGCTATCGTAAGGAATAACTGTGGACCTTTCCAAGCATCCGGACCTTATCGAAGAACTCACCCGCCCCGATCAGGGCGACCGTGCAGCGGCCATGGAAGAACTCCGACGCCGAGCAGCAATCGAAGCGCGCAAACCCGAGGCTCCAACAGCCACGGGTTATTGTTTGAACTGTGACGCGCACATCTCGCCCGGCTTGCGTTGGTGCGACGTGCACTGCCGCGACGACTGGCAGAAGGTGCAGTCGAAGTGACACTGCGCGAGATCGCGCTTGATCTCGCCGCCCGAGGTTTCAAAGTCTTTCCGATCACGCCGGGGGCGAAGACTCCTCCGCTGATTAAGAGTTGGCAGGTTCAAGCAACTACTGATCCCGAGACGATTAAGTCTTGGTGGGCACAGTCGCCCTACGCGAACGTCGGCATCCATTGCGACGGTTTGGTTGTGCTCGATATCGACGCGCATAAGGGTGGGTTCGAATCGCTCGCTGTACTTGAAACGGAGGTTTTTCTTGAAGCTACTTACGAGGTTGAAACTCCGAGCGGTGGTTTGCACCTATACTATCGTTGCGACGGCGGCGCGCGTAACGGGGTCAATGTCCTCGGTTCTGGAATCGACATCCGCACGCATGCAGGGTATGTGTTGGCGGCTGGGTCGAAAGTGGGCGACGCTTCTTACCGAGTTGCGTCAGACAACCCAATCGCAGAAATCGACCCGGAACTCCTTGCTCGGCTAGCCTCTCGTCCAAAGCCTGACCGCCCGGCGTCTGATGCTCCGTCAATCCCTACTGACCAGAATCTAGCGGAACAGCGAGCACTGGAATACCTGCACCAGCTACCACTGGTGGAGGAAGGCGGGCGCAACAACGCCTGCATGCTAGCCGCACGGAAGCTGGGCGATCTTGGGCTGACGGTTCACCAGGCAGTGCCGATCATGATTGAGCACTTCCGCGCCAACCCGCCGCTTGACGAAGCCGAGATCATCACGACTGTTCGCTCGTCGTACCGGGGCCGAGAAACCCCTGTAGGCGCCGAATCACCAGAGGGGATGGGGTTCGAGACGCTACCGTCGGAAGAACAGTCGGACGCCGACGCCTTCCCCACTGAGGGAGCCCCGCCGGCAGCGGACCCGACGGAACTGTTGCACCCGGCAGATGTGGTTCCGGATGACGTGCTCAAATCCGATTACTTGGTAAAGCATGTACTGGACAAGGAATCGAACGCGCTGCTGTACGGTAAATGGTCTGTCGGCAAGACGTTCGTCGTGCTGGACGTGGCTGCATCGATCGCGACCGGGCAGAAGCGCTGGTTCGGTCAACGGGTGCGTCAAGGCCGAGTGCTGTATCTCGGGTACGAGGGTCTGCGCGCGATGAAGAAGCGAATGATCGCGCTGCGTGAAAAGTACCCACAGTTGAAGGATTCGACTGTTCCGTTCCGTTGGGCGCCGCTGCACTACCCTCTTACCGACATCAAGGGCAAGATCCAATTCAAGTCGCGGATCACCAAGTTCCGCAAGCTGTATGGAGGAGCACCGGACTTGGTAATCATCGATCCGCTCATGAACGCGCTCGGCGGCGACGACTCCGATGCGAACTTGATGGGCCAGCTGAATCAGTTCATCACTGAAGTGATGCGGGTAGAGAAGTGCACCGTGCTGCGCGTTCACCACACAGGTCACGGCACCGAGGATCGAGCACGCGGGCACTCATCTCTCCCCGCTGGCGTCGACACTCAGATTCGCGTAGACCGCGACAACATCATCATGGATAAGCAGAAGGATGACGAAGGGCTGCGGTTCGACTGGGATTTGAAGGTGGTCGATGTGGGCGTGGATATAGACGGCGACAAGGTAACGACGTGCGTGATTGAGCACTTGGAAGATAACCCCTCGTCACCCAAGCTGACTCGCACGCTCCGCGAGATCATGCAGCGATTGGTAGATCAGCACGGCGACGGAGCAAAGATCAAGCCTACCGAATTCAACTCATGCTGCCCTGAGGCCATGGCGCCCGAACACCGGGTGAAGGTGCGAAACGATTTGGTACGAAAAGGCTGGCTGTCGAAAGAAGGCGATTCCATCATCGTTCATGCAGCTGGGCCGGCACCACAGTTTGAAAGTCTATAGGAGATCCAATGCCGTACAAAGACATCGAAACGAAGCGCCGTCGCGATCGTGAATACTGGCTGAAGGTCAAGGGCGATGGCCCGCCGACGGTGTCAACAGCCTTGAATCGTGCGGTCGGCGTAGTTCAAACCTTGGACATCATCGTGCCGAAGCACGGGCTGAAGATCGCGTACGTTCCCGATGCGCAGGTAGCGCCGGGCGTTCCGATGGATCACCTGGCGTGGGCCGGGCAATACATCGCGGCAAAACAGCCGGACGTTGTCGTTTGCGCGGGCGACTTCGGTGACTTCGAGAGTCTGTCCATGCACGGGCGCGGCGAGCGCAAGTTCGAAGGGCGACGCTACATGAACGACTTGGCCGCGTTCCACCAGGGCATGCAGCTATTGCTCGACCCGATCAAGGCTGCACCGAACTACAAACCACACATGATCTTCACGGAAGGCAATCATGAGAACCACATCGAGCGCGCCACGCAACAAGACGCGAAGCTGCATGGTCTCATGTCGCGCGAGGATCTGTGCTTGGAAGAATACGGCTGGCAAGTGTACGACTTTCTGCAACCGGTGAGCATCGGCGGCGTAGCGTTCTGTCACTACTTTCCGTCAGGTGTGATGGGGCGCGCGATCACCACCGCGCCAGAACTGTTGCGCAAACTGCATATGTCGGCTGTTGCCGGGCACCAGCAGGGCCGGGAGATCGCGTACGGTCGGCGCGCGGACGGCAGCCAGATGACAGCGATCATCTCGGGGTCGTTCTACCAGCACGACATGGAGTACCTGTCGCCTTTCACCAATGCACACTGGCGCGGCATGTGGATGCTGCACGAAGTCCGCGACGGACAATTCGACGAGATGGCTGTGAGCATCAACTTCCTGAAGCGAAAGTTCGGATAAATCAAGGACTTAGGTGAATACGGTACAATGGAATTTGGGGGCGAAACGGAGGTATCCCATGATGAAGCGGTTTCTTGCAGTCCTCACATTGCTGATCCCAGCTGTTGCAGTAGCTGATGCCCGCGTCGACCCCAAACCGGGGGATTACCTCGACAACGGCACGCTGAGTGTTGTTCTCGGTGGCGATGCCTGCACGGTAGAAAAAGCACTTGAGGCACTGAAGCCTGAAGCGCGGCAGCACTACCGTCTTGCCGAAATCGTCTACGAAGGCCGATCTCTGAAAGGATGCTGGCGATATCTGCCGGACTACGACGCAGTGTTCATGATCGACGAAGAAGGTGATCAAGGCCCGGTTATGCGTGGACTGTTCCATAGCCCGGTACAAGGATGACGCCTCACTTTTCTGACGCCGAGCTAGCCTGCAAGTGTGGCTGTGGAAAGCTGCCTCTCCCGGAATTCATGCGGGAGATCGAGCGCTTGCGAATCATCTGTGGTTTTCCGCTGCCGGTAACTAGCGCTGCGCGCTGCCCGGAATACAACGCCAAGGTGAGCGACACGGGTCGTACCGGTCCCCACACCACCGGACGCGCGATCGACATCGCCGTGAGCCATGACAAGGCTTGGACTGTGCTTGCAATGGCGATTTCGCTAGGTTTCACAGGTATCGGCGTGCAGCAGAAGGGCACGAGCCGATATCTCCATCTCGACAATCTACCAAACGCGCCGGGCCAGCCTCGGCCCACGATCTGGAGTTACTGAATGGTATTTGACATCAAAAAGTTGATCGGCACAGTCGCGCCGACACTAGCTAACGCGCTTGGCGGGCCCTTGGCCGGTGTCGCGGCCGGCGCCATCGCTAACGCGCTCGGGCTGTCGGACAAGTCCGACGAAGCGCTGGAAACTGCCCTGGCGAATGTAAAACCAGAAGACCTTCTCAAGCTGAAACAGGCGGAACAACAGTTCAAGCTGGAGATGAAAAAGCTGGAGCTGCGTCCGGAGGAACTGGAGGTCGAAGACCGCGCCGGAGCCCGTGTGGCGTACGCTGCGACGAAAGACGGACTGTTGCCGTGGCTGGCTGTTCTGGTCGTAGGCACGTTCTGTGCGGTGACATCAGCGATTCTCTTCGGCGCCATGAAGGTTGAGGCGGTCGTCGGCGGCACGCTCATCGGCTACCTGTCGGCTAAGGCTGAGCAGGTTCTGTCCTTCTACTTCGGGTCCACCAAAGCGAGCCGTGGCAAGGACCAGGCGCTCGCCGATGCTATCGCGAATATGCGCCGTGACAAATAGAAAAGTCGGTAAGCCCTGGTTCAAGTTCACAATGTTCGGGCTTCCTTGGGAAGCCCGGATCGCTAAGGCGAAGTCCGCTGTGCTGGACAAGGGCAAAACGCTTGCATGCGTGTTCTATAACGACCGGGTGATGTACTTCTCGGACATGCTGACCTTGGAACAACAACGTACGGCATTCGTCCACGAACTACAGCACATGATCGAAGAGCACGCGGATGTAGACTATTCGCGTGCTGCTGACCATGAAATCTCCGAGCGATGCACCGATCAGGTTGCCCGAGGCTGGCTGTACTTCATTCGGCACTGCCCGGAGATCATCGAGTTCTTGCGCGGCGAGTAACTGTGTGGTAAGATTACCTGGGCTCAACGTATTGGCGAGTGGTATACTCGGCTTGCACCCGAGGGGACTGGGTTTGACTCCCAGTGGGTCCACCAAACAACGGGGTGACAAGATGTTCCAACTGTGCGGCTCACCACCGCAGAAAGAGAGGTCTTGTGAGCCCCACCAATTTCAACTGTAGGGTAGCTCAGATGGGAGAGCAAGCGACCGATAATCGCTAGGTCACAGGTTCGAAACCTGTCCCTACAACCACGGCACAGTGGCAGACTGGTAATGCACTCGCCTGTCTAGCGAGCGTATGAGGGTTCGATTCCCTTCTGTGTCGCCAGAATAGTAGGGCCGCGAGTGTCCACACTCCCGCTGTTGGAGCAAAGGTGCGCGGACCCTACTTGCAAAATTTGAACCGGAATGCAAAGTGGTTCGAGCAGGCGGGCCTTCAACCCGCGCCTAGCGAGTTCAAGCCTCGCCCGGTTCACCAATGCCTCTGTACCATAGCGGTCAATGGACTCGCCTTGTAAGCGAGTTGCCGTGGGTTCGACTCCTACCGGGGGCACCAACAACACCGCACTCCAAACTAATCAGGTGAAAGTGCCGGCCTGAAAAACCGGATAGCTTGGCTCGATACCAAGGGAGTGCACCAACACCACTACGTGGCCGATGGGCTAGGCAGCCGGCTGCAACCCGGCGCAAGCAGGTTCGAGTCCTGCCGTGGTGTCCATACCCTTGTAGTTCAACGGCAGAACGCCTTCCTTACAAGTAGGATACGGTGGTTCGATTCCATCCAAGGGTACCAAATGCAAAGGCAGCCGAGGCCGAAGCGGTCCAGGCACCCGGCTTTTAACCGGACAGTACAAGGTTCAAGTCCTTGCGGCTGCACCAACTGAAACTGTTGTGAGATGGCCGAGCGGTAAGGCAGCTGGCTGTTAACCAGCCGCGCGAAAGCGCACCGTTGGTTCGATCCCAACTCTCACAGCCAACTAATTACGCCCCCGTAGTTCAGCGGACAGAACACCACGCTACGAACGTCGGAGGCCGGTGGTTCGAATCCATCCGGGGGCGCCAGTGCACTGACCACTTGACAGGTGCCGGACTGTGTGTATATACTTCTCGTTATGGAATCAAACCACAGCATCACAAAATCTCTGACTCAAAATAACCGAGAGGATGACAGGGGCTACCTTGCTGATTTGATTCGTCGGTTGCGTGAAGCCGATCAAAAGCGTGCCGAGTGTACGGCGAACGCTACGAGGTCATCATCCCGTGGGACATCATCAAGCAGATGCACC